GTGTTGCTATTTTAAAAACATTTTGGTTAAAAATCATACAACGTACATGGAAGCGGGTTTATAAAGAGAGAATGCGGTTATTGTGCAGTGTTCCGATGTTACGATTGAGAGAAATAACCGGTCGAGGGTTTGTATATGAAAAAATACATATTCCTGGATTGAGAGGTATGTTGGTTTGTTAATGTTTCTTGTGATTTTTGCGTTTGGATGATTTTGATTTTGATTTTGATTTTGATTTTTTCATTCTTTTACCACCTAATAACATGTTTTTTCTAGCTGTTCTTTTTTTATTGCGTCGTCTTTTTGATGAAGATGAACCTGAAGAGGATGATTTGGTTTTTGAACTTGATCTACGACGTATTTGGGATGAAGGGAAATATCTGTAACCAGCCGATTGATCACCTGTTGATGAATTTTGATCATAAGGAAGGTCAATACCAAAGTTTTCAGGATTTCTTTTAACTTGAGCGCCTTGCAATTTACCTTTCATTTGATTAATTAATGATTGTATACCATTTATATCATCCTCATTTTTAGGATACATGTTATTTATATAAGTGGTTGCCTCCTCTAATAATGTACGAATTCCATTCATATTATTAACATTGAGTAATTGTTGTTGAGTTAATTGATTAATTTCATCTTGATTTTCTGCTATTTTTTTATTTAATTCTACTATTTTTGCTTGATCTTCTGGATTTGTACGAGGTTGATTAATTAAATTCTCTTTTTCCTCTTCTAATCTTTGTTTTTCTGTTCTTAATTCATCTAACTCTCGGGTTGTAGTTGCATGATCAGTAATATATTTACCTAATAATCCATCCATAGATTGTAATGTTGCATACAAACCTTTATATTGTTCCAAAATGTTTTTTTTATCATTAATTGCTTTTTTTAAATTATTAAATGTTGGTTGTAAACTAACGGGAATAGTATTTATATCACTATAATAAAAATCTGGGTCAGGTTGATTTGATTGTGACGCTGATGGTGTAGATGTTGATGGCGAATTTCTTTGTAATATACTTAGTGGATTTAAAAATCTTTTCATATTATAAATATATTGTTGTTATTATTATATTATCACAATATTTTTATTTTCGTAGATACATACATCAAAAACTAAAACCACAACCACAACCACAACCACCTAAACACCAATGATTTCATTTATTTTTTCGCGGATTTTCTTGACTTCATTCGTTATTTCTCTCTGATCGTCCTTTGCTTGTCTTATATCTTCATCTGTTAATTTCCCAGAAACTATTAAATCTTCCACATATTGTTTAATGGAATTCATCGCACGGATTTGTCCTTCTTTTTGTTCCACGATATAGTTGTGATAATTTTCATAATCATCTTTGACTGTTTCTAAAAAACGATTTTGACGCGATAGTTTTTCCAATTTTTTCTGTTTTTCCAATAAAAATTTACGTCTTAATTCAATTTCATCCTCGATTTTTAACAAATATTGGTCTCTTTTTGCTAAATCTATATTGTTGAGTTGGTTTTGGTTGTAAGGGAAATCAAATGAGTCTATTTCCATTTCTTCACCATTGTTGTCGATATCCATAAAATCTGGATTCTCTTCTTCATATGGGTCTATTTGCATGGATTGTCCAGGCATTTTTGTTGTCATATCAAATTCTATTTTCATTTTTATGTATCCAATAATATAATTATTCAATAATATAATATTTATATTTATTATATTATTATTATAGAATTGCATCTTTATCTATCTATCTCTACCATGAGTATAATATTTATTCACTATAGGTTGTTACTTCTATTGTTATTGTTATTGTTGTATCGTAGTAATAATATTACATTTCGTATTTTGAAAACAGCCATTCTCCAATTCTTTCCAACTATCAAATTACATCATATTATTTTATTATCAGACAACCCAAATCACCATGTTTATACGTTGGATTTTACACCAATCAATCAAACAAATATAACAACATTAGTAAAATTATTACTCGGACAAAATGTTGATGCTGAAGTTAGACTGCGATATATTACAATAGATAATGGGCGTGACATATGCAGTGGTAATAGCAATAACGAAATTGATAATGCATTTGTAGAGAAATGGGATAACATAAATAAGTTGAATGAAAAAATGTCTAAACAATTAACTAAAAACACATACAATAGTATAGATAATAAACAACTACAACATATAATCAAGTCGTCTTTTACGTGGCCTGAATACATGAATTTGTATTGTCATAATTGTCAACATTTTAGTAAATATATGTATAACATTTATTTGTCTAGTACTAGTAAAAATAAATGAATATTCGTTAACAACAAACATTTTTTTATCATTACATATAATAAAAAAATACACAACATGTATCGACGCATATTTAACCGTGTAAAATCCATCATACCCAAGATTTCTGAAACTGAAATAACAGCACTAAAATCAGGTGGTGTATCTATTGATCGTGAAATATTCAAAGGGAAAGTCAATTATTGTCAATTATACAAACCAATTCAAAAATCAATCGATCAGATATCCGAAAAAACAATGGAAAAAGAAATGGAAGATCTATTGAAAACCACAGGACAAAATCCTATTTATCCCAATACTAACATTCATTATATAATGAACTATTTGGGTAAAAAAGGTTTTTTGAGTATGATTATTGATAAAAAATATGGTGGTAACCGGCTTTCTATTGAAACACAATCAAAAATATTATCGAAAATATCATCTTATAATCCTTCTTTAGGTGTCGCTACCATGGTACCAAATTCATTGGGTCCAGCGGAACTAATTCAACATTATGGTACAGACGCACAAAAAGAATATTTCCTTCCAAAATTAGCGGACGGTACATTCATTCCTTGTTTTGGTTTAACAGGACCCAATAATGGTAGTGATGCAGTTGGAAGTATTGATGAAGGTTACGTGGAAAAAATTGACGGAAAAACGAAAATTCGCGTGATTCTAAACAAACGTTATATTACATTGGCCCCTGTATCCAATCTTATGGGTATTGCGTTTAGATTAAACGATCCACATGGTTTATTAATCAATTGCAAAGAAGGAATTACATTGGCCCTAGTAGAAAGTTCGCAACCAGGATTGTTGGAAAAAACATTCCACAATCCAAACAACGCTGGTTTCCCAAATGGAACGATAAAAGGAACTATTTTTATCGATCCAGAACAAGTAATTGGAGGTCCAGATAAAATCGGCGAAGGATGGAAAATGTTAATGGAATGTTTAGCTGTTGGGCGCGGTGTCAGCTTACCTGCTACAGCTAATGGGTCTTCCAAATTCATCACACATGCCATCATGAATTATATAAATGTAAGAAAACAATTCAATATGAATATAGGAAATATGGAAGCAGTTCGAGAGAAATTCATCGATATGTACCTAAATACATGGATCATTCATACCTCTGTAAAATTCACAAATCATATTTTGGATAGCGGATCTACACCTTCCGTGGTTACAGCGATCATGAAACAACAGACTACTGAACGTGCGCGTACTATATTGAATCATGGCATGGATATTTATTCCGGTAGTGCTATTTGTACGGGTGAAAATAATTTTTTTACCAATTTTTATAATGCATCACCTGTAGGTATTACTGTAGAAGGTTCCAACACACTTACTAGGGGCTTAATCATATTCGGACAAGGATTGAATAAAAGTCACCCCTATATTTTCCCCATTTTTCAAAGCATTCAAGACGACAATTTGGGCGATTTCAAAAACAATTTTAATAAATTAGTCGGTGAGTTAGTGTGTAACTATGTTTCACTATTGAATCCTGTACACAATTGCATTAAAAAAGATCAACCACAAAGAAGATTGGATAATGCGACGTTAAAATTCAGTGTATTAGCTAACTTTGTAGCGCTTATGGGTGGCAGTATAAAATCAAAACAAATGATATCTGGAAATATGGCGGATATTTTATCCAACTTATATTTGAGTTATGGGTTATTATGGTATCATTGTCATCATCATCATGATAACAACAAAAACAACGACAACCAATTGTTAAGGAACGAATGCATGAATTATTTATTGAATGAATTAGACTATAAAATGAACTTGGTAGTTGATAATTATCCTATTTCTGTATTACGACCTTTTTTGCTTCCTGTAAAAAATACTATTAGGATGCCTATACTAGAAAATAAAAACAAATTGTATAAATTTATTTTGGAAAATCACGAATTGCATGAGTTATTCAAAAAAGATATTTATTACAAGGGAACTGTATTGGAAAAAATGGAAAATTTGAGCAAACTGAATCCGGGTACACGAGAATATCAACAATTGTACCAAAATATTATTCGCGTTGGTGAATACCCAGTACAAAAATCGTAATTTGTAGGTGCAATGGTGGTGCGTTGGTGCGTTCAAAAATCAAATTTTCAATTAAAAAATATATAGAAAAAAATATTAAAATCTAAGTAGTATAATATTTAGGAAGTAGAAACCGTGACCGTGAGTAAAACAAAATGTCTCGTACCAATACTGAACCCATATTAACTCGTAATGATAACCGTTTCGTAATGTTTCCTATTGAACATCAAGATATTTGGGAAATGTATAAAAAATCAGTGGATTGTTTTTGGCGCGCAGAAGAAATCGATTTATCAAAAGATTATGCACATTGGGAAACCTTAAACGCCGATGAAAAATACTTCATTTCTATGATCTTGGCTTTTTTTGCTGCAAGTGACGGAATCGTCTTGGAAAATTTGGCGACGCGTTTTATGGGGGACGTGCAAATTGCTGAAGCCAGGGCATTTTATGGATTTCAAATTGCTATGGAGAATATTCACAGTCAAACCTATAGTATATTGATTGAGACATATATCAAAAATTCTGAGGAAAAGCATCGTCTGTTTAATGCGTTGGAATATTTCCCATGTATTCAAAAAAAGGGAGACTGGGCACAAAAATGGATTAATGATAACCGCAGTGGTTTTGCTACGCGTTTGGTCGCTTTTGCATGTATTGAAGGTATTTTTTTCAGTGGTGCATTTTGCAGTATTTATTGGTTGAAAAAGAGAGGATTAATGCCTGGATTGACCTTTTCGAATGAGCTGATATCGAGAGATGAAGCGCTTCATACTGAATTTGCTATTTTGCTTTATAAAAAACTGGTGAAAAAACTTCCAAAAGCACGTATTCATGAAATTATCAAAGAAGCAGTTGAAATAGAGAATGAATTTATTTGTGAAGCGTTACCTTGCCGTTTGATTGGTATGAATGCTGGATTAATGACACAATATATACAGTTTGTGGCGGATCGTCTTTGTTTGCAACTAGGATATGATAAAATATACAATGTATCAAATCCGTTTGATTTTATGGAACTAATATCATTAGAGAGCAAAACTAATTTTTTCGAAAAAAGAGTAGATGCTTATGCATTGGCTACAAAAACAGTTGAAGGAGATGTTTTTGAATTCAATGCGGATTTTTAAGCAGAAAAACCACGAGGACCCATTGGGTTAGGAAGAAGGTTTTTTATTCCACTTCCTTGCATTGCTCCTGCGTTTAATGCTTCAACCTTTTTTTAACTTGCATATGTTGCATACCTTCTTGATAATTCATATAATTCATACCTATATCTTTACTAAATCCTTTAATATCAGATTTGATGTCTCTCCATAAAAACGCATAAAATGAAAAGTAGGTTCCCAAAAGGAGGGCTAAAACTAGTATGCTGAATAAAAAAATATATTCAGATGATTTGTATTTGTTGGATAGTTTCATTATATATTGTTGATAGAATTTAATTTTATTGTAATTTTATTGTAATTTTTATGATTCTTTCAGATATAGAGTATTTATGATGGTGGAGTGCAACTGCCTTTTAAGGACTCACAATCTACATTATTCCCACATACGCATGTTCCATCCATATTATTACAACAATTATTTATATTCGACTTCGTCATTCCTTCCATATGAATTTTTTTACTAAATCCGGTCACTTTGGAATCAATATCTCTCCATAAAAACGCATAAAATGAAAAATAGGTTCCCAAAAGTAGGGCTAAAACTAGTATGCTGAATAAGAAAAGATATTCAGATGATTTGTATTTGTTGGATAGTTTCATTATATTATTATAAGAACATTTTTTATAAGAATATAAATATATTATTATATTTCTACACATATAAAATGATTACATGCAGATTAGTAGGCGGATTAGGGAACCAATTATTTCAAATTTTCACCACAATTTCATACGCAATTAAACACAAACAAATATTCAAATTTGAGTATGCGGATATTTTGACAATTGGGGTACCTAGACCCACTTATTGGAATTCGTTTCTCTCAAAATTAAAACCATTTACATTTTCAACAAGCAACGACGTTGCTACACAAACAAGTAATGTAATAAAAGAACCTGGGTTTCATTATAGTGAATTACCATGGTCGGACATATTAGACAACACACATGTTATTTTGGTAGGATATTTTCAAAGTCACAAATATTTTTCTATTTTTTATCATACAATTTGTAGAATGATCGATCTAGAAAATCAAAAAGTAAATGTAATATCAAAATATCGTGGCTGTTTTGAAATGAATAATGAATCTGAGAGAGAAACAGAGAGAGAAACAGAGAGAGAAACAGGTAGAGAAACTGGCATAGAATTCGAAAAATTTATTGGTATCCATTTTCGATTAGGTGATTATAAAAAAATACAACATATACATCCTATACTGAAAAAAGAGTACTATGAAAAGGCACTTTTGTATATCATGGCAGAAACAGAAAAAAAGGATTGGAGAATAATGTATTTTTGTGAAGAGGAATCAAACAAAGAAGTGGAAGAAACCATTGATTATTTGAAAAAACGTTGTTCTAAATGTGAATTTATAAAAGTACCTGATACAATTTCTGATTGGGAACAATTGTTATTAATGAGTTGTTGTACGCATAATATTATTGCGAACAGCACGTTTAGTTGGTGGGGTGCATATTTAAACAGCAATCCCAATAAAATAATATGTTATCCAAATGAATGGTTTGGATCATCTTCTAAAAATCAAAAATTAGTATATATGAATGATGATCTATTTCCTTCTACTTGGATGATGATTGATTGAATGACTACATGTTTGTAGTATCTAACAAATCATTCGATTCAGCGTATATTGATTCTTGAATAGAATCAGAATGTGAATTACTATCATTTCCACCCTCATCATAATAAAAATCATTATTTTGGCCTAAACCTTTTTTCTTTGCATTGCCGTTTTCTTTTATTATTGGTTTTTTTTGTAATGAATTAATATATTTTAATATTACAAATAATATTACAAACAAAATAACACATAATATTATTCTATTTGTATGGTTCATTGTTGTTAAATTCAAACTAAATCAACTATATATTTTACAAATAAATAAAATATATATTTATTATTTTTATTCTTTGTCTTATTCTTTGTCTTATTCTTTGTCTTTGTCGATTGCAACCAGTTTTGCTATTTTTTTGATTATTTTTTCTTTGTTTTTCTCTCCGTTCCCAGGTAACCCACCCATTGTCTCCATAATAATCAGATTATACTCATCTGATTTTTTGGAATCTGATTTCATACAATCTGGATATTTTTTTTGAAATTCTGGTAATAAACCGAGATTTTTACTAACAACACTGCTAATCACCTGTTTTATTTTTTGTTTATCATCTTCTTCTTTCTCCCACTTATCATCATCCTTCACATACATGATTTCTCTCTTCACATCGCTACAATGCATCGGTCGCCTTTCAACATTCAATGCTTTCAAGTTTTTAATAATAATATTAGCTATTCCTTCTACATAACCAAGCTTTCCAATACTTTCTAGATCTGAGAGTTGGAGAGAAATATTCTCAATAAATTCGGAAATGTTCATGGCATCTTTGCATGTCTCATTCAAAAAGAACTGCAAATTAAACGTTTTGTTGTTGTTGTTATTAGTTTGATTGATTGTGTTGTTGTTTGTAGTGTTGTTTTGATGAATAGATTCTTTTTTGCATATCTCCATAATCATATTTTTCAATTCTTTGTTTTCATTCATCAAATATTTTATTATATCATTGTTCGGTGGTTGATCTATTTGATTATTGCATACTTCATTTTTGCTGTTGTGTTTGTGTTTCCACAACCCAGAATGAGTCGTATATTTTTTTCCACATTCACAAACATATTTTTGAATTTCTCCTAAAATGCCGTTAAATGCCGTGTTTTCGCCGTGATT